TGTCTGGGGAATTTGCACCCAACTCAAAGCGCGCTGCTGTTGGTAGTTTCCTAATGCTGTGAGTGAATCATTGAATAAAGCCCATGAATCATTCTCATAGTTGTAAACGAGTCGCGCTGTAGGGAATATCCAATTGGTGTTGCCTATGTTGCCGTAGTAGGCGATTAGGGGAATTGTCCAATAAGCTAGACGATTCTCAAAATCTCTTATTCCTTGAACTCTAGCAACACCGTTATTCATGGAATTAAACTGGAATACAAAATCAGGTATCTTGATATCGATTCTGTTCGCTTTGTAACTATCGCATTCGATGATTCCCTTATCGCCAATCGTTACAAGGGAAGTATCAAATTGAACGCTTGCGAATGTGCTTTCTGAACCATTCTCCGCATTTACTCGTTCTATTTGGAAAGGGGCTATTGCCCTACCTGTATATCGAAGTTGCCACGTAGATCGTTCACAATAGATGACAAGATTATCACGTACAAAGCCAATGGATATGATATCTTCTGAGGTGGGTATATCTAGGAAACCGCCTTGACCTCTAATATCATCACGCCATGATCCTTTTGCAGGAAGAGGTGAATTGGAATATGCAATAAAAGGATTGCCGATTGTAGACCAACGTATGCGATTAGAATAGTTGATTGAACCAGTAGCATTCGGGCCCTCCCATGTGTTAAATACGACCATTCTTCCCCGATAGGGAAGGTTACAAAGCCAATTGATAAGATAGGTAGGAGTTGCATCTATTTGCGCCCAAGGCGAATTTGCTGGTGTTGTGTCATTATAAAAGGGAACCCATGTTGTCCCATCTGTTATCCTAGGTGGATCCCCAGTAGCACCAGAATGACCCGATCCATTTGTTTCCCAAAAGAGCTTGGTGCCAACAGGTGACGTAAATAAAACATTATCGCTAGTCCAATAATTAGTAGACCAAAAAAAGTCAGTTTCTGAAACACCAAGACCTGCGGCGTTCCATGTTGTTCCCGGAATAAATTCTTGAAATAGAGATGTTCCAGGATTGAATATATAGGCGTACTTTTGATCAAAGAATATCGTCTGATCGTTGGCCGAATTTGCAAGTTCTTGCTTGCATATTCCCATTACAGGAAGACCAGGGTAATAATTAAATGTAGCACTTAAATTTAATACAGGTGCTCCCGATAAGTTAGGAGTAATAACACCTGTTGCGTAATTAATGCTTGCGTTTGATCCTCCTCCTGTTCGAACTAAAACACCTTGTCCATTATCTGTCCATGTAGTACCACCAGACCCCGTAACACTTAATGATCCAGGTACTAAAGATGCTGTTGCTTCTAATCCGGCTAATAAACTATAGCTTGCGTAATTTGATAAAGATATTGCTCTTTGTAATCTACCTAAAAGTTGAAACCCTTTCTTGCGTTTGATGCGTTCGCGAAAGAGGTATGCGTTTTGCAATACCGGATAACCATCATCAGGTAAAAGAAAGTTTTCTCGCTGTTGAACTAGACCGGTCGAGTTTCCTGTTATTTTAAGGGGGCTATATCCTGCCAATTCTTCCTACTCTAGGAGGACATGCCTCCATGTTTTATTTCTTTTAATCGAATCAATCACACTCCAAGAAACATTATATTTTCTGGCTATGACTGCTATTTTTATTCTTTCAAAAATCAATTTCTTGATTTCTAAATATGTATATCCATGCTAGTGATTTCAAAATCCCTGTCCAATTCCCCACCCCATGCCAGATCCGAATCCACCTTGCGTTGAGTTAAAGAGAGTCAAGTTGCTCTGCCCAATTTCCTCTATAGATTGCCTTTCTAAAACAAGTGCTTCTTGCCTTTTAAAGCCTTCCATCAGATTCTGAACACCCTCCATATCTTGTCTATCGCGTAGTATCTCTAAACTCGCTCCGTAAGAAATATACTGCGCCCACTGGTTAAGAATAGGATGATCAGTTGACATCATGAATTGGCTAGGTGTCTGATACGTTTCTACTTCGACAAGATACACATTGTCAGGAACCGGTCTGATCGTGAACTCATTGTTCCAAAATAGAAGATTGTATGGTCTACCAACTTGATATGTGGCTGCCCAAATATTAAGCTGAGTGCCGGGTTGTATTGCGTAGGGAAGAAGTAAGTTTATTTGCGTTGTTACATAGTTGACGGTACCACAATATTGCGGTGTTAATGGAGAAGGTGGATAAGGTGCACTGCTTGACAAATTAGCGTTTTGTTGACCGCCAATGGGAGAGTAATTAGGAATAGAAGATGTTTGAACATTTCCAGGTTGACCAAGATAAACATTGTTACCCACCGCATTTTGTTGTACGAATATTAACTGGCCCTGGGTAGTATTACTTCCAATACCATAAGCGTTAACAACACCACCGCCATCGTCAATAATACGTATCGGGTTTCCATTAACATCTATACCTCCGATTACAACTTGAGTGCTTAATATACCAAAATTTGGTGCTGGAAATGGATTTACATTATTTCCAAACAGAATGAAAGAAAACGTATTAGGTGAGAACCATGTGCCCCCACTTGTATATGCTGTGTAAGCAGAACTGTCTGTGCCGTTAAGCGTAAATGTTGTTGAATCGATGACAGTGATCGTATAAGTGTTCCCATTTAATTGCGTCGTTCCCCCCACATTGTTGAAGGTGACTATAGATCCTGTTTGTAGTGCATTTGTAGGCGCTGTTATTTCTACAGGACTTGTACCGCTTAATGTGATAGCTGTTACGCTACCGCCCAATCCTGCGCCTCCCTGGAATTGCGTAGGGTATCGAGGATAAAGATTGTAAAGTTGATCGCGGTTCTTGAAGAAGTTACCCTGTATACCTTCAAAGTAGACCGGGGCGCGGAAGCCCTGGCAGTTATTCACGTCTACAGGGTAACGATCGACGTTTGGTATTGTTAGGAATTTATACACTGATCGTTGCTGATCGATCTTGATAGCATAGGGAAAGTCGTTATTGTAAAAAGTATTGACTGCTCTTTGAATTTCTGCACTCGTTAAAGATGCATCCGTTGCAGAGGCAGTCAATCTCCTTACCTTTTTCTCTATGAAGACATAAGTACTATCAGCTTGTGTTACTTCGCTCATATTTATCCTGAAAATCCTACTGGTGTGAAACGATGCAACCATTCACCTTCTTCGTCTTTATCAAGTGGTGATTCATCCTTTCTCAATGCTTCACCATCGATACTGACAAGACCGCTTCGTCTAGGAATTTTCTTAGAACTATCGTTAACTTCTTTCACAAGCCCTAGAGGAACCTCATAGACTTTACCGGGTATAAAATGCCAAACCTCTATTGGATCACCTTGATAACGGCAATAAGGCTTTGTTAACCGTTCATGTCTTCCTCTTGAATTCATGTACTCGGCTTTAACCACCTTGGCATCTTCTTTTTTCTGAGCTTCCATTTCTTTTTTATGCTCTGTCTTCATATGCTTAAATCCATCATATGGGACTGCATTTGTTAGTGTGTTGATTAAGCCATGCATTTCGCCGTTGGCTGTGCATAATGTTAATTGAGTCATTAGTTACCTATATTGTTTAACGATTGAAATGGCACCTGGTCGGTGCTGTTGTTATATTGCAAATTCCTTGATCCATAGGGGGCAATCGATGCCGGTTGTTCAACATTCCCCGAAGGAATGACAAACGGATCAAAGCCACTTGAATCAAGAGATAAACTGAAATTAAAGCCTTCAATGGCTAATATGGTTCCTACTAGTCCATTGGCTTGGTACATGCCGTATGGCTGTGGAACGGTTAACCGGACATTCATCCCGGCTTGATATGTAATTGCCTCTGTTGATGCATTCCCAATTGCTACGGTTATGACCATAGGCGATGATTGCGTGATAGCTGTAATCAGCAGTGAAGAGGGGATCTGAATTACAGGAGGCAAATAGTTGTTAGACATTATTTCCTAAGCTTTTTTAAGGTTTCGGCTAAATGCGCTTCTTTACCTAATTTACCGCCTTTTTTTTCTGCGGCTTTTATCTTGGATTCAGGGATTTTTTTCCCTTCTGGAACTTTTAATTTTTTATGTAAAGCGCCCGGATGTTTTATTGCTCCTGCAATCCAATTACTTTTACTTTTGCTTGTTTTTTTTTCTTTCATAGTTTATACTCCTACCAAAAGATGAGGTAATTTATGATCCCATGTGAATGTGGTTGTGGAAATTTTCCAAAATGGCCAGGTGCAAAATTTTGTCAAGGACATCATCTTAAAAAGGACGCCAAAAATCCTATTACAAGACCTAGAAAAAATATTAATAATTGCCGAATTTGCGGAATTGATTTTTATAGAAGAGGTAAAATTTCTACATTGTGTAGCCAAAAATGCGCAGGCCAAGCGTATAGAATTAAATTTAAATCTATTTATACAAAATGTCTTAATTGTGGTGTTGATCTTATTATTCCAAATAATAGAAAATTTCATGGTATTAAACATTGTTCTAGAAAATGCAGACTTGAAGCATTGGAAAAAGAAGCTGAAAATGGAATCGGGAGTTGGAGTAAAATTAGAGATTTTACTTATAGAAAAAGAGGGTTTAAATGTGAATGTTGTGGATATTCCAAAAATCCCGAATTGCTTGTTGTTCATCATATAGATGGCAAACATGATTTTAATAACCTTCCTAACAATCTTAAAATTCTCTGTCCAACTTGTCATGGAGAACATCATTTAATTTTAAATCCTTCTCGCAAAAAACGTATTCCTTCATGGCGTTAAAGGGGGATTTCTCCCCCTGTTATTAGCTAGGAACTGGGGCGTTGATCGTACCAGTTTCCATCTTGTATGCTTGCCACATGATCACATCACCAGCTATACCGCCAGGTGCCAATGCCCCACTTGGAACAATCATGTAAGGGATGAATTGCCCAGTGTGGAATGGAATCTGTGTAAAGTTGTACCCAGTTTGAACCATAGTAATTGGGTTATACTGAGTCGATTGACCGGCAGGGGCTACAGTCGCATAGAGTTGCGTTGTAGGAGACCCTGAGCTTGCTGGTAATGCAAATGCTGTGAAACTTGTAGTGTTCACGTTTATAGTGAAATTATAAGCATCAACAATACTTGTTACGACTACCGGCAAGTTTTGCGATAGGTAGAAGTTGTTTAATTGCACCATACCGTAAGAGGCCGGAATAGTGAATTCAAGCTTTTGTCCAAGGTAAACCATGTTGGCTTGAGAAACTGTTACTTGAGCTTGTGAGGCTTGAGTAATAGCAGTTACATACAAGTAACTTGGTTCGACTCTCGTATAAGGAGCTACTCTTCTTACTTTGAATGCAGTGGCAGCGGAACCCGGAGTATTTAATCCAAGTAAAGTAAATCCAGAATTTGACACACTAGAGATAGTGAATGTCATGCCGCTGATTTGCTCCATACCAACTGCGTTATAGATGACTACCTGATCCCCATTGCTATAAGTATTTGTAACAGTAGCTACCGCAGGAGATGCGTTTGTAATCGTAGTTCCTGTTAAAGCTGCTTGTGGATCTGGGTACTTATTAACGTAAGTAAAACCAGCATATGAAGCAGTCGCAATCGCACCAGCTCTTGAAAATGAAGATATATTCAAGGCTGTAGAGCTATTAACATATGTGCAAATACCATCATTTACAAAACTGATGTTTGTTGCTGTTTCACCACCACCGAACCACTCCCCATAGATGCATGTGTATGCAGCTGGAGAAGTCGCGGCCAGTTGTGTTAAGTTAGTAGTTTTGAAGTAATCGCAACCACTTGGAAGAGGAATGTTGACATTTGCAGCAGGGTTAGTTTGTGTAAACGTGCCCTGAGTTATAATTGTAAAAGCCATGATCTATCTCCTTTAAGATGGTTGGAATGTCGTGACGTTTAATCCCGATATCCAGTTCTGGTTAGTAATGGCTCTCGCGATGGCAAACTTGGCATATAATTTCGAGTTTTGCGCAACGCTTGATACGACCCAAGGCGGCCTGTATCCGATGACGGCTGTGTAATTGTTTTGTTCAATTTTTGCAGCGGCTTCTAGACCATACATCGGCACGGTGTAGACTGTATTACCCTTG